TCAAACATGTTCTCTGGCGGGCATACGATATCCCTTAAAACCAACGAAGGGAAAGAGGTCAAATTTGAAATCGATGACGGGGAAATGGAGAGTGCTTACAAAGAGGCCGTTAGCACCGTTCTGCTAAGACACATGCTTCTTAGCGAAGATGGGTTTGATGACGTTAAAAAGAAAGCGTTGGAATATATAGATAAACACAGAAAAGATAAAATTAAAAAATCTGTTAAAAAAATGGGTGAGCAAATGCAGGAAATAGCTAAAAAAGAAAATGAATGATAATTTACTACCAGGTGATTACAGATCAGGAAACGGCGGAGGAGGAAACATGGAAGCACGAGTAGCGAAACTTGAATCTGATGCTGAGTACATCAAGCGTGATATCCACGAAATAAAAGAAAACCTGAAAGATATCCGCTCTGATGCAAAAACAGACTTCCGCATGCTGTTTGGTGCGATTATTGCTGTCGCTTTGGGGCTGGCTGGATTAATGGCTAAGGGCTTCGGCTGGCTGTGATTTAAAACTAATTATTGAGGGTGGGGATGTGAAGAAGGTATTGATTGCGGTTATTGCAATATTGGCCTTGGTGAGTTGTAAGGAAAAAAGTGAGTTTTCCACTGATGCTCCATTTGGATTTGAATGGGGAGAATCTTACAATGATATCAAATCAAAAAATCTTAAAGATTTTGAATATGTTGGCAATGATGACGGAATCGTTATTGCTAAAACACACGAAGCACCCAAAGAAGTCACAATAGTACAAACATATTATCTGTACTTTGAAACATCGGTAGGCCTTGGTCTCATAAATGCCAGAACCAGAGAAATTTCTCTTTCTGAAGATAAAAGCCATGATTCAATAGTGAATGCATATAAGGCTGTGATGGAGCATGTTGAAAATAGTCTTAATGAGCCAACTCGCAGCAAGTCACAATATGACGAATTAATATCATATTGTATCAATAAGAACGATTGCTCACCCCTTGATGCTGAATATAAAACAAAAGATGCCACTATTAAGATTTCATTAGTTGTATCTAAAACAGGAAATAGATCCGCTTGGGTTTCCTTAAATTACTATAGGAATCTTGCTGGATAGATGTGTAATAAAACTATAAACAAACCCCGTCCTTGTGATGGGGTTTTCTTTTTTAAGGAGCCTACAAAATGGCAAACGTTGGTGAGATCGTCTATCAGGTAAGCATGGATGTTAAAGGTCTGCTTACTGGTGAACAGCAGGTCAATAAGGCAATGAGTGGGCTTGAACGGTCGTCAGGAAAGGCCACTGAAGCAATGTCGAAACTGGACACGACAGCAGCACAGGTTTCTACCGCGTTGAAAATGCCAACTATCGACAAACTATCGCGTGATCTGGCTCAGTTATCCGGCAAGATGGGAGCAAACTCAGCAGCAGCGGATAAAGCGGCGACGGCAAACAATAAATTTACCGGTGTCATTGGCACAGTGTCAGGCGCATTAGGTGCCGGTTACATTGGAAACATCGGCAGTGCCACGAACTCGTTACTGAGGCACGCTCAGGCGGCTATTGCTGCAACCGCTGCCGAAGTTGAAAATGCAGAGGCCATTAAAAGAGAGGCTGCGGCATATCAGGCATCTGCATCTCAAATGGCATTAGCGGCGAAAGCAAAAAAAGAAATGGCTGACGCGGCAGTTAAGGCAGCAGAGTCAGAAGTCGCCAACCTGTCAGGGTTTGAGGCATCAGTAGACGCCAGACAGAAAGAATTAGCGCTGATCCGCGACAAGCAGGTTATGGCAGTAAAAGAGGCAGAGAACAGTTATAAAATTCTCGCCAGCGAGGGAAATCTCCGCGAAGTACAAAAAGCAAAAAATGCGCTGTATGCCACCGAAGATAAAATCAAGAAGCACCTTGCCACAACCGGCAGAGAGGTTGAGCAGGTCGAAAATAAACTTACAGCAGCAAAAGCGGCTCAGGCCAAGGTTACGCAGGAATTAAATGCAGCCACAGCGCTTGAGCAGAAAGCTAAAACCACGGCAGCGGCAGCGAATGACACACTTGCTGCGGCTCAGGCAAGGGCAGCGCAGGCATCAACGGCTCAGTCGGTAGCAATGAATGGCCTGCGCAATGTTATGGCGTTATTTGGTGGGCCAACCGGTATTATTCTTTTAGCCGTCGCCGGAGTGTATGCACTCTATCAGGCTATGAGTGATAACTCAAAAATCGACGAATACAAAAACAAGATTAATGAAGCCATTCAGAAACTTGATGAGCTTACTGCGGCACAGGCTAAAGCAGCAGCAGAGAAGACAAAGCTAACCATTGAGCTTGAGACCAAGAATCTGAAGAATGTAGAGCAGGAAATTAAGGATACGCAGGCGCGCATTGATGAAATGATGTCAATGGGGCAGCAGCGGTGGCAACAGCAAAACCAGTATAGCGGTCTGATGTATTCGCAAGTTCTGGCTAACCTTTCCTCTAAATTGACAACGCTCAAAGGTGATTACGACACTTTGGGCTCGTCAGTATCAGACCTAACCCGTAAACAGCAAAAATTTACCGATGTTGGTAATGATCATGCCGGGATGACAGAAAGTCAGATTGCCGCAAATAAAGCATATAACGAATCAGCAAAATCACTGATCGAATCTAATGAATTACTCAGTAAAACGCTTGAAACAGGTTCGCCTGCTGCTGCGGAAATGGAAGTTGCTCTCGAGTCTCTCAGAAAAAAAATGATTGATATCGGTGTTGAGGCGGGAGATGCCGATATTGCCGTATCAAATTTAAGAAACCTGTTTGAAACAAAAGCAGATAATTCTTTTGAGTTAATGCTTAATTCAATAGAAGAAAACGTCACCGCACTTAAAATTGAGATGCAGGAGGGCGCCGTTGCAGCTGCGGAATACCGCGCAACATTAAACGCAACGGCCATGGGGATGACCGATGATGATCAGATAAACAGATACATCAGCGGTATGAAAAAATTAGCAGAACTTCAGCAACAACGCTCCGAGCAAAACAAAAAAGGCAGAAAGTCAGGCAGCAAAAAAGATACTGCTGCTGATGCGCTGAAAAAACAGGCGGAAGCGCTCGAACGCCTCAATACCGGCTACCGCGAAGGGTCGCTGGAAATGGCGAAGTACGATGCCGCCAAGTCACTCGGTGACAAAGCATCATCAGCACAAATCGCTCAGGCTGAAAAGCTGGTCGCAGAGAAATTCGCCATTGAGCAGCGCTCAGCAGACCAGAAAGCAGCACTTGATGCCAACGTGTTAGCCAAAGCAAAACAGACGCGTGACGATGATTTGGCGCAGCTTGAGCGGCAGCTAAAGGCCGGAGATGTGACGTTTGAGCAGTCGCAGAAGCGCCGGGCTGAAATTAACGCAGAGTATGCAAAAAAGGCAGCAGAGGAAAACGCGAAATCAGCGGTATCCCCCGTTCAGGAAATGGCGGCACAGGTTGATCCGGTTCAGGCGCTGGCAAATGAGCATGCTCAGAAACTGGCACTGATTAAGGATTTTGAGAATCAGAAAGTTATTACGGCGCAACAAAGCCTTGAATTAATGAATGCTGCAAATACTGAGTATGAGGATGCAAGGCTTAATGCTCAGTGGGAAATCTGGCGTAATCAGAGTCAGGCCAATCAATTCCTGGCTGATGGGCTGGATGCACTAGGCCAACGCTCATCCAACGTACTGACAGGGCTTGTTACCGGCACACAGAACCTTAATGATGCATTTCGTAATGTAGCGTCAACCATTATTGATGAGGCTGTTGGGGCGCTCGTTCAGATGGGGATGCAGCAGATTAAAAATATGGTTACTGAGAACGCCATGCGTAAGGCATCAAGTGCTCAGGCTATAGCTGACGCCACGGTAACAGGCTCTGCAATAAATTCCGCAATGGCACCCGCTGCCGCAACAACCAGCATTGCAACAATGGGGTCAGCAGCTACATGGGGGATGATGGCCATGTCATCCGCCATTCCGGCAATGATAGCTATCGCCGGTGCCCGTTACAACGGCGGCCCCGTTGACGCCAACAAAATGTACCGCGTTGGTGAGAATGGCCAGCCTGAAATATTCAAGGCATCGAACGGGCATCAGTACATGATACCAGGTGACAGTGGAAAAGTTATCAGTAACCGGCAGATGGGTGGTGGAGGCGGTATCAGTATGGGGGATATGCATTTCAATTTTCAGGTTCAGGCTCCCAATGGCATAACACAGAAGGAAGTAACAATGATAACCGGGATGGTTAAAGGTACTGTTTATGACATCCTGATGACAGAGATCAGGAGCGGTGCAATACAAGGTAATCAGCGCTATTAACAGCCACCAGTATGGTGGCTTTTTTAATGGAACAGATAAATGGAAGAGTTTAAATGGCGTCCTGAAGATGCCTACCAAATTAATAATGAACCGAAGGTCAGGGTCGCGAAATTCGGCAATGGCTACGAGCAGAGAGCCAAAGACGGAATCAATAATCACCTTAAAACATATAACCTGGCATTCATAAAACCGGTTTCAGCCGGGCGTGAAATAGATAACTTTCTCAGTAAGCACGGTGCCGTCGAATCATTCCTGTGGCTGACAGGGGATGACAGAACCCTGCGGACATTTGTGTGCCGTAACTGGCAGGTAACCAGAAAGCAGGCTGTCTGGCAGATTGATTGTGTGTTTGAGGAGGTGGTTGCGTGAGAGATATCCCATCAGATATGCGGATTGCGGTTACTCAGATTGAACAATCAGCAATGCTTAATTTGTATGAAGTGGATTTAAGTCGCTTCGGCGGGAATATATACCGTTTCCATGACGGAATGAACGGCTTGTTGAAACCGGTTATTTGGCAGGGTAATCGATATGACCCGTATCCGGTTCAGGTAACTGGTTTCAGCGTGACAGCGCAGGGGGCATCAGCAAGGCCGAAAATGACATTCGCCAATATTGACGGGTTGCTGACTGCAATCAATAACGATTATGACGATGCGCTGGGGGCAATCGTTATCAGACGGCAGGTTATGGAGCAATATCTTGATGCGGTAAATTTTCCGGATGGAAACAATCAGGCAGATCCGTCCCGGGAGGCTGTACAGAAATTTGTCATTGAGCAACGTGAAAATTCTGACTCAGATTTCGTTACATATGTACTTGCGCTGCCGACAGAAACCGATAACGCGCAGATACCCGCCAGGGTTATTCAGGCTGATATCTGCCCGTGGCGGTATCGTGGACAGGATTGCGGGTATGACGGCCCTCCGGTTGCAGATGAAAAAGATCAGCCAACCAATGACCCGACAAAAGATCAATGCTCTCATAAGTACCGTGGCTGCAAACTTCGCCACTCATCAGTATTGCCGTTTGGCGGGTTTCTCGGTTCCAACAAACTAGGTTAATCCATGATTGAAGGTGACATTATCGCACACGCAAAAGCGGAAGGCGTGAAGGAGTCGTGCGGATTGGTTTCAGGAGGGATTTATTTCCCGTGTACCAATATTCACCCTGACCCGGAAAATTATTTTGAAATCAGCACGGAGGAATGGCTGAGGGCGGAGAGTCATGCAGAAGTGCAAGTTGTCGTGCACAGCCACCCTGGCGGACTGCCATTCTTAAGTGCCGGCGACAGAGGCATGCAGGTTAAAACCGGACTGCCGTGGTGGCTGGTTTGTGATGACCGGTTGCTTAAATTTAATCCGGTTCCGCGCCTGCTGGGGCGCGAGTTTAATCACGGCGTTCAGGATTGCTACAGCATTATCCGGGATGCTTACCATTTGTGCGGTATCGGTCTTGATGACTTTGATCGGCGAGATAACTGGTGGTACACCGGTGACAATTTGTATCTGGATAACATCAGCAGGCAAGGTTTTCACCAGGTTGATGAGATACAGGAGGGGGACGTTATTCTTATCTGCCTGGGTACATCAAAACCTTGTCATGCAGCGCTATATATCGGTAATCAGGAGATTCTTCACCACCGCCCTGACCGTTTGAGCAAGCGAGATATTTACGGTGGTTACTGGTTTAAATTCACACACAGCATATGGAGACACAAACAGTGGTCAGACTACAGTTTGCAGGCTATTTACGCCGATATGGACGTCGGTTTGAATTAGAGGTCAGCAGTGCAGGTGAGGCATTAAGATGCCTGTGTTATCAGATTGACGGATTAAAACGGGAAATAAACAGTGGTCAGTTCAGGGTGCGCGTTGCCGGTCGTGATATGACAGAGAGCAGCATCGCGACCGGATTAAATACACCGCTCAATGAAGGTGATGTTGTCACGATAGTACCGGTTATCGGTGGTGCAAAATCAGGCGGCTTCCTCGGAATTATCGGCGGAGCGGCGCTTATTGCCGGGTCATTCTTTATTCCCGGTGGTTTTCTGGCGACGATGACATCGACAGCTATGTTTGCTGCCGGTGTCGGGATAGCGGCAGCAGGGGTGGCGACCATGCTTACCAGAACACCGGGGGCACCTAACTTCAGCGAAAGTAATTCTGAAAGTAACCAGTATTTCAGTTCTCTCTCTAACAGAATAGGTCAGGGATACCCTGTCCCGCTTTGCTATGGAGAAATGGTTGTTGGTTCAAATGTTATTTCACAGGGGTTGGAGACAGAATAAATGGGCAAAGGCGGCGGCGGTGGAAGCACACCAAGACTGGTTGATGACAATCTGAAAAATAAGCAATTCCTGAATGTTATTGATTTGGTGTCAGAGGGTCCTGTTGAAGGGCCGGTTGGCGGAATGCAGGGATTCATGTTGAACGGAACGCCGGTAGTCGATAAACAGGGTAATCCGAATATTCGCGGGGTTGAGGTTCAGTGGAAATCTGGCACGCAGTCTCAGTCCCCGCTTGATGGCTTCCCGTTTGTAGAAAAAGAAATACCTGTGAACGTGGAAGTGAAAAAAGAAACACCGATACTGCGTGCGGTATCTGATCAGGAGGTTGACCGCATCCGCTTTACGTTGGGTGTTTCTGCGCTGGTGAAACAGGATGATAAAGGTAATCAGGAAAATACTTCTGTTCAGATGCTCGTCGAAATTAATGCAGGCAGCGGATGGATGACAGAGAAAGAAATTACAATAGGCCCTGGGAAGATAAGCGGGCAGTACCTTGAATCGCATATTATTAATGCGCCAAAACAAAAGCCGTTTCAGATAAGAGTATCCCGCCTCACTGAGGATAGTAAAAGTGACCTTCTCAAAAATGGGACGGTGTGGGCCAGCTATACAGAAATCACAGATGCTAAATTCTCATACCCAAACTCCGCTGTGGTTGGTATGCGCATTGATAAATCTCAGTACGGCGATACTCCTAACCGTACATATCATATCAAAGGACTGATTGTTCAGGTTCCGGATAATTATGACCCGGAAACACGCAGCTATAACGGTATATGGACGGGAAGGTTTAAGCCTGCATGGACGGACAATCCCGCATGGATTTTTTACGATCTGGTGACCAATGAGCGCTACGGGATTGGCTCCATGATGGGGAGCTTTGGTTGTGACCGGTTTGCTTTATATGCGATAGCCAGGTATTGCGATGAAATGGTTTCAGATGGATTCGGTGGCAAAGAGCCGCGATTCACTTTCAATGCCTATATTACCTCACAGCGAAAAGCGAAAGATGTTATTGATGATTTAGCATCTGTATTTCGCGGTATGCCTTTATGGGACGGGTTGCAGTTAACCTGTTTTCAGGACAGAGCAGCAGATCCTGAATGGACATACACAAATTCAAATGTTATCGACGGAAAATTCAGCTATACATCAACAGCTAAAAGTGCAAGACACAACGCAATAGAGGTTTCATGGATTAATCCGGATAACGGCTGGCAGGAAGAGAGAGAATTCATACAGGATGACGGGCTTATCATCAGACTTGGCGGGCTTAATGTTAAGAAAGTAACAGCTTTCGGTTGTACCAGCCGGGGGCAGGCCCATCGTGTCGGTAAATGGATTCTGGAAACAGAAAAGCTTGAGACTGAAAGTGTAACATTCTCAACTTTCAGGGAGGGTATTAACTGTCTTCCGGGTGACATCATTGAAGTGGCTGATGATTCATTTGCGGGTTCAAAAGTCGGTGGCCGGGTTTTAGATGTTGTTGGCAGCAGAGTAAAAACAGATGCACCTATAAAATGGTCTTCTGGTGATAAGGGATATTTTGCCTACCTTGGCGGCAGCGGGAAGTTCATCAGAACAGAAATATCATCAGTAGATGGCGACATTGTTATCCTGAAGAGCGAACCAGCCGGACTGCAAAAATTCGGTGTGTTTTCTGTATCGAAAAACACGCTGATTACACGAATGTTCCGGGTTCTGACTATTACTGAAGATAAAGACGGTAACTATCAGTTTAACTGCATTCTTCACGAACCACAAAAAGAGCGCATTGTTGACGATGGCGTCGATTTCACCGGCAATCCATCGACACAAAATACGGTCAGGATTCCTGACATTGAGCGACTTTCAGTAGCCTATATCAATGACAGCTCTCAGGTGCAGGCGAGAGCTATGTGGGCCACAACAACAGTTAACCGAAATATTACTTACGTTGTCTCTGTTTATAAAAATGACAAGGTTGTCCTTACCGGCGAAACGTCTGATCTTGAATATTATTTCAACGGATTGGCCGCTGGGGAATATCTGGTTGGTGTACGCGGCAAAGATAAAAATGGAATGCTGGGAAGCGAGTCGAAAGTGCTGATGGTTATTGGTGCGCCAGCGGCCCCTTCGTTTATCAGGGTTGAATCAGGCTTCTTTGAAGTGAAATTGATACCACATATCAGTGCCCCGCACACACTGAATACCGAGTTTGAATTTTGGTTTTCCGGTGAGCAGAGAATCACCAACATTAACAACATTGAACAGGAGGCTGAATTCCTTGGCAGAGCAAAAGTATGGTCAAAGGGGCAGTTAAAACCGGGGCATGATTACTGGTTTTATGTTCGCAGTATTAATGAATACGGGAAATCGTATTTTGTGGAGGAAAAAGGACAGGCCAATAATAACACGCAGGAAATTCTGGATGTTGTACAAAAAGAGCTCGAAGACTCAGCTATCATCGAAGACCTGCAGTCTCAGGCGGATGATAACTTCGAGGCCATCATCAATAACGCCAATAACGCTTACGGCCAGTGGGGCTACTGGCAGCGCGAAAACGGCGCGATGAAAGCAGAAATCATCGAAGTGCGAAATTACACCGTCACAGAAACCACGGCACTTGCGGAGAAACTCGACGCGGTGAAGGTGACTGCAGACGACAGTTTCGCCATGGCACAGAACTCCATCCGGGCGCAGTGGGACATGGCCGCCGGCGAAGGATCTGTGGTTCACGATATGAAAGTTCGGATCAATTATCAGGGGACTGACTATTCTGCCGGCATGGTGATTGGCGCAGAGCTGAAAAACGGACAGGTGAGCACGCTTATCGGCTTTAACGCGCAGCAGTTTGCGTTCTATAACCCGGTGAATAAATCGATGGATTTGTTTATGTACATGAAGGACGGCCAGGTGTTTATCCGGGAGGCTTTTCTGGATGAGGCGTGGATAAAGAGCCTGCTGGTGATAGATAAGCTTCAGTCTGAAAACTATGACGCCGGTAAAAAGGGATTCCTGATTGATGCCAAAACCGGGAAAGCGGAACTTAACGATACCATTATTCGCGGAACGCTGTATGCCACAGATGGTGAATTCGCCGGGACCGTCTACGCACAACGGATAATCGGTGACGTTGTTACGGCCGGTATTTATCCTGCCGCGAGCGCAGGGAGTATATACGGTGACGGCGGAGACTGGACGACAGTTAAATCGACATTGACGTATGTCGGCGGTATGCCTTACGCCATCGCGCTGGTTTTACCAACTATCATTGTTGGTGTAGAGCAGTATCAGGGGTACCCCCTGGGAAAATTGCAGGGGACTGAGGTAAACATACGTATTGACGGCGTTGCGCAGTCTGTCGCCGGGTTTGGTGATGTCCGCTCAGCGGTTATTTTCATTTCTGCGGGAAGGCGTGATGTGAAAATAGAGGTTGAGTACCGTGTCAGACATACCGGTTCTGTCGGCGTTCGCCTGGCTTATGGCGTTGTTCTTGCCTGTAAGTACAATTCAGCGTCATTCAAATGATAACCGCTCTGGCGGTTTTTTTATGTCCGAAATTCGAGGAAAACCCATGATTTACACAGACGGCACTATAGCCATTAATGCCGGTTCACCGATTGTGACCGGTACCGGTACACAGTGGAAAAAGAACATTCACGGTGTGGCACCCGGCCAGCTTATCAGCATCGAGAACGGCACAGCACCTGTCAGTATGATGATCCGCGCGGTAAACAGTGATACCGAACTGGTGTTGTCATTCAATGCCCCGGTAACGCTCAGCGGCGCGAAATACTCCATCGCCACCACGGTACCGGACACCATTTCGGATGCAGCCCGTACCATGTCAGCCAATCAGGGCTATATCGTTTATTTTCTCCAGGCAATGCAGCAGTGGATGACAGACACCGGCCAGGTGGAAATTGAGCTGCCGAACGGCCAGAAAGTGACGCTGGACAGTGTTAAAGTGGTGAAAGATGCTATTAATGATCTTGGTTTGAGTATCGGTAAGGGATTATCTATCAATGATAATGGATATACAGAGATCTATCCGTCAGACAAAAATAAAGCAGGGCTTTGGCAAAGAATAAATACATCTGTGTTTGAGGTGCTCAGTGGTAGTACCGGAAAATTTTCCGTTGCGAATGACTCCGTAAAGATAGGCGGAACAATCAATGTTAAAACCAATACCCCCGGCAATGATCAGTCAAGGGTTGAAATAACATCACCAGATGGCAGATTTAGCATCGGTATGTGGGGGTATAACGATGGACGTACATTAGTTTCGTGCCGAAATACATCAGGGTGGTCTAACGTCAGTTTTGCAAATGTCGGAAGTGGCAGCGCCGCAGTAATCGGCGGGAATATTTATGTTGATGGCAGTGGTTACCTGAAAAAATCCTCCCCGATAATTCTTGTGTATCCTGGCGGCACGTTTGATACCAATGACGAATCCGAAGGTGCTGAAGTCAGCCGCACCGGCACCGGCCAGTATCACATTACCAGCATTCTTGGTTATAACTCAGATGGTGCATGGGGCGTAAACGGTGGTATCTCAGTACCGAAAGACAATAACGGCCTTGAGCTGGTTTATGTTGCTGATCGCGTCCTGGAAGACGGCAGTATTATCATCGAAACCTGTCACCGTCAGCATGCGCATTTACCGGAACGCTTCCAGAACTGGCGGTTGAAAGAAGTCACCCCGGAAGGTGAGCGTATTTTCTATCAGGACGGTGAACCGTGTGATCTGCCGGAATCCACCCGCCTCGATGTGCGTGTCGAAATGCCGCAGGGCTCAGTGTGGAATGTGAAGCAGCGTGAACTGGCTGAACAGATGGAGCGTGAGCAGGCAGAACGTGAAGCGCAGGAAAATAATTAGTTCTTCTCATACTCGAACCCGCGCGGAAACCTTTTCCCGATCTCCCTGTAGTGCTCCAGCCTCTCTCTGAAGTACTGGCGTAAATGCTCGGGCTGCTGGTTTTCTGTTTCGTACAGATCATACGGCAGTCCGAGTCTTTCTTTGTACGCGATACCGGCTGCGGCTAAATCGGCATTAATTTTGTCTTTTTCGTCTTGAGGCAGGTTGGCGATATTGTGCATGTTGGTTTTTGAGTGGTGGGTTATGATGGGAGTATAGCAGGGTGCTGGGATATTGGGACGAGTTTGGGACGCGTAACATTTTGCATGCTTGCGTATCAGCAGGTAACTTTATGCATCTTGGTGCGTGAGAGCGAGAAAAGATGCGGTGTAACGTGTTGTATTTTAATAAATCTTCGGT